GCTGACACTACTGGATAGGTTGAGGTATAAAACTGTGCATCATTTTCTACAAAGGCAAACTCATCGAGAAATAATAGGTTAATAGATAAACCCCTTATAGAACTACCTGAAGTAGCTGAAGCTATTATCTTACTATTATTACTAAACTCTATTGAGCCTTTATTTAAAGCTTTGCACCCTGGTTGTAAAAAGAAAGGCAAGTTCTCGAGCGCGAGCGTGATACGCGCGAGCATCTCGCGAGCGACCGCGCCTTTGTTCGCGAGTATAGCTATTGTTTTTTCTGGGTGGAAACACGCAAACCATAAAAGGTATACGACAGAGCTGATAGATTTACCACTTTGTCTACATGCTAATACTATAGAAAATCTATTTGTATTAAATGATTTAAACATCTCCTCTTGATAGGGATATAAATCAAATGGTACTAATCCTTCATCTAAAGAAATAATCTTAATATAGGTACATGCAAAGTATATAGGATCCTGCATACACTTTTGATATTCTATAACTTCCTCGGCATTAAAATCACTAACAACCCCATCTCGTTTGACACTTGGGTTACCAAGATATCCGAATTCGTTATTTTTAATCCTCAGGTTCGGCATCTATTACATCATCTTTATTTAATAACAATCTTTGTAGTTCTGTTGTACTCCCTACGAATACGTTATTATTTGTTATTTCTTTCTTCACATCATCATCAGTTAATTCTTTTTTACTCTTCTGAAGCTTCATTAGCTTCTCAGTAATATCTGAAATGGATTTTAAATGATTGGATAATACCTCGAAAGCGCGCGGGTGCTCACTCTCGCGGGCGAGCTCGGCTAAGGAATCCATGGATTGGGTTCCAACCGCTATAAGTTCTTTATAAGTATCTCGCGAGAATTCATAATCATCTTTTATATCTTTCTTAGCGATATAATCGGGTCTTTTGGTTCCGGGTAGGTTCTTTTCAAGCCTTTCAGCAATTGCATCTTTTTTATCGGTCATAATATACTATTTATACAGCTTGATTTATTGTTGCTGTAGCTGTACTGGTTCCCCCGGTCAATGTTTCACTTTGATAAAAATATCCAGTTGGATCTGCAATTGCCATTGTAGTTCCACTTATGCTGGTTACTTTTGCTGTAGTTCCTGATGTTCCACCAGTTACTATTTCATTTACTACGAATGTTCCACTTACACTAGAGAGTGTTAGTGTCATAGTTGATGGTACGTTTAAATAATCTATTGTTGAGGTAATCGCATATTGATCAGATCCAGGACTTCCTGTAACCAATGTATCATCTTCTGTTGCTGTTGTAGGATTAACTGCAAAGTTTTGTCCCTCTAAGAACATATTATTAGATTTATTTAACCAATCAATATCCACATTTTTAATAACCTTAGATGAACCAGCTCCAGAATAAAAAGTCATTTTCATAGTAAAGTTAATGGTATAAGTTAATACTCTTCGACTAACATAATCACCATCATATTGATCATCTATACTTACATCGTTTAATATAATAGGAACATCTTGTTTAAAATTAGTCCAACCATCAATCGGTTTAATAGTTACAGTATAATCTGGTTGAAAATAAGGTAGTATTTGTTCTAATATTTGAAGCCCATCATCTTGGTTCTTCGTCATTATACTTAATTGCATACCTATATTGTATGGTACTTGAGCATTAATAGTTTGTCTTTTGGTATTATCTGTAGAAAGATCTGCTGTAATTGTATTTCTTTTATTCTCTTTCTTATTACTATCAACTGACAGTGATGAGATCTCAAAGGACATACGGGGTAATTTAATTGCCATACTAGCATCACCCATAGTATCCTGATCTATTCTAGATAAGAATTTTTGTTTCGGTCCATAAGCTAGAGGTACTTTAATCTGATTTAATATACCACCTGATCCATCTAGTCGAACTACTGAGATGTTATTAAACATAGTACCGAAAACCGCTACGGATTTTCTCATTGTTGCGTGATAAAAGTGTGAACCAAACATTAGTAATTATCCGAGGGGTCGCCGAAAGGATTATTTTCGGTAAAGTCTATGAAGCCATCTGCAGCTACTTCGAAAGCTATATTCTCAGCTCCACCATCTGACGGGAATACGTTAACTGAGTTATCACCAATATCATATATCTTACTAATATATGCAGTGACGGCGGAAGTACCACCTACTAATCCAATCGTGGGTGATACTATATAATCGGTTGCAGTGGTTGTTCCAGTAACACCAACATTAGATACCGTAATTGACCCTCTTGTAGCAGAGGTCTTAACAACCGTCTGTACTTCACCTTTAACTGTAACTCCAGATGAAACTACCTGACTAATAGTTTCACCAACAGTGTAATGTGCATTACTTGAAGTTGTATAGTCTAGGGTAACTTGATAAGATAATTTTTGTTGAGTGATGTCAATTGCATCAACACCTGTTTCAAAATCTTCTTCATTATATTCATATAAGCTACAAGATAGTTTATAGACAGGTAAGTTAGATAATTGATAAAATGGTTGTTCGTGTTCAACAAACATAATTTCAAAGAATTTGTTTGTCATTGGAAGGAATAATATATCTCCTTCAGCGGGTACGGGATAATCTAAATCATTATTCCAAACCCCAATAAGTTTATTCCATTGTCTCTTAGAGATTACGAATGTAGCTTCGTCTCTAATTTCTAGTCCAAACTTAGAATATAAATCTCCTGAACCAGCGAATCCTTCTACATCTTCTATATAAGCTTCAATGATATATGCATCGTCGAATTTAGAGCCAGTAGCTTCACCCAGTACTTTATCCCTAGTAACTATTGTTCTAGGTAAGTAGTAAACGTCTTGTCCGAATATCTTAAGAGATTCTATTACTAAATCTTCATAAAGATTTTGTTCAGACTTAACAGCTTGAGAGAAATATACGTTTCTAGCCATTATTTATCCTGACATAAAATCAATTGGTTCTTCCCAATTAAGTCTAGCTTCTTCGGTTAATTTTTCTAGGTCAGTTGATGCATCATCATATATTTGTCTTCCATTAAAGGTGACTCCACCTGGCATCTGCATTCCCTCGAATTTAATTAGATTTTGACCCCATTGTTGTTTAATAAGTGCTGTACAATATTTCTTTAAGAAATAATCATTGTATACATCTGTGTATGTAGCTGGATCAACAATTCTATAACATTCTAAAACCAAGTAAGTTGAATTAATAGCCAATGAGAGTTTTTCACCCATATTAGCATGAGCTGTACAGTAATAATATAAAGTAGACGGAGCATCTTCTGCAATAGTGAAAACAACCTTAGCACCTACTGCGCCAGGAGTTCCTGTTCTAACTACACCAGTGGTATATCCTGCTCCACCGGTTGTATGTGTTCCATCGATTGTTTCTGAGAATGCTAATACATGAGATGCATTAGAAGAATCAGAAACATCAAAGGTATAAACTATGCCTTTGCTTAATGATTTTTGTGGAGCTGAATCCCCATCCCATACGAATTTTGAACTAGCAACTGTAATGGCAACCGACTGGGCTGCTACAGAAACTGTTTCTTCTGACCAATCCATATCTATTCTAAGAGTATTTCTATGCCTATTAAAATCTATGTGTTTATCACTACTGTCGATAATCATATCTAACATGGATAACCATTGTTGTGTCATCTCATATTCCATCAGTGAACCCATATATCCTAATGAGAACATATCATTTAAATGCATTTGATATTTAGCATCAAACATATCTATGGATGAATTAACTGTATCTCTTAGTGGAAATAACCTAACAACGTTTGTCACTAAATCTGGGATTGGTATAAATCCATTAGTTTGATCTGCGGGTTGTACTAGATGTTTTAAATATACTTTCTCTATAGCATCTGCATGATATTCTTGATAGAATTGTAGAGCTTCGTCTATTCTATCGTCTACTTGATCATCATCAACATTAATTTCAATTACAGGATGGCCTAAAGCTCTCTTGCAATAACTTATTAATGTTGCTCTTGAATTCGGTTTAGCCATTCTATTATTCTCCTAGTGCCTCTAATTGTGTTTTTACAGATTCTATTTTAGCTAAGAAATCTGAATCTTCTCCGAGGTCTTTTCTCCATTCTTTTTCTTTTGTTTGATACTCTATATCACCATCATCGCCTTGAGTGTGATCATGTACATGTTCAGCATTAAGATAAAATACTTTATCTGTTTGATGCTCTTCAGGTACAGTATAGGTATGTGTTTCTTCTACTTCAGCCATTGTGGTAAAATCAAATACCTTATAAAACTTTTTGTATCCATCACCGGCATCACGAGTTGTATTAAATTCTTTATATGTTTTCGGACTACCATCATTGTTATTTATAATTCTCCATCCTCTGATTTTTACTGTCAAGGATTTAATTACACCATCTTCTCTATTTTCAGTCCAGGTTTTTGGCCCATAATTAGTAATTATATTCATTAGCACATTCCACTCTGGTCATGCCAGTGTCTAGCAACGTGTTTAAAACTTGTACTAGTGTGATCATAATATCCAGATTTTTTCAATGTAATTGAATAAGTTGAAGTCGCGTCCATAAACCAATCAGAACATTCCGCCACTGTGACATAAGCATGCTGCATCGCAACAGTCGAACCGTTCGATATATTAATAGGAGTACCAACATACATTCGAGTGAGTCCAGGAGAAGCAGAGTCAGTATTAGTTCCATCACCGAACCCACCAGAACCACTGACTGAGTAAGCAATACTACGATTTAGTTGTATTTGATCAAATCCAACAGAACCACCGGTTGTCCAAGTTCCAAAATTGTACCAAGTACTTAATAGGGATGGGCTAGCGTAACCTGTTTGACTATCTGTCCATCGAGATCTATATCCTGATAAGTTGACGCCACCATTTACATGCATAATATATGCTTGAAGAGTAGCAGTGTAAGTATTGGTAGTGTATACAAATTTTAAACCAATCTTTGAATCAATAATACTCGCACCCATACCAAAGTTATCAACTTCATATATACGAGTCAACGGTAATGTGCTATGAAATCGCCCATTTTGAGTTTCAGATATAGACTGAGTTAAAGTATGTGTGTATCCAGCAAACTCTCTCATACCATGAGGTGTGTCACCATCAATAGTGTTTCCAGAAGTAACTACATTACCGGTTGATAGGGCAACTAAACTTCCCGAAGTGATATCCGTACGCCCATCAGTGTCGATCGATCGGCCGGAACCCGCTGCGGTTTTAATTGATATGTTGCCTGTGCTTTCTACTGCCATAGTACTATTTATACCTCTTTATTAACTACTCCAAGGTAAAGAAGAAACATGCTTAAAGCTTTTACCTGTGGCTATATCTTCTTGAA